ATTATCAGATAATTAACGCAGTATCTAAAGCAGTTAATGAAAAAATAGAAAATAAAGATGATCTGGTTGAAAACCCTTGGGCTACACATTTAAATTCTTGGGCAGAGATAGATGAAATCCATGATCTTTTTAATTTTGTAATGCCTGACATTGAAGAAAAAGTTTTTAAGTCTAACGCTCAGATAGAACATTTACATGTATACAGAAACAAGCAGGGTGCAGAACCTGCTAGCTCTTGGATTTGGCATTACGATGACTGCCCAAACGAGTTTTTAAAATTAGTTATATATTTAAAAGATGTTACAGAGGACAGTGGCAGCTTTCAATATTTAGAGAGTGATGAGGGTTATTTCCCCATGGTCCCTACAAATAGAACCTTCCCCGGTCACAACGGAGTTCCCTTTTACTTCCCAAACAAAAGGATACCAACAGAAGAAGTAGATAAAAGAATAAACGAAGGGTGTAACCTTAAAAACCTTACGGGTAAAATTGGGACATACGCTTTGATGTCGCCAAATATTTATCACAGAGCAACTGTTCCAGAAAAAACAGCAGACCCTAGAGAGTGTTTGTTTTTCTTTATAAGACCAGCTCTTAGTAAGAGACCTTCTTATTCTGACGGCATTCACTCAATCAAACCAGAAGTTAATGTCAAAATGTATCCTCTAAACTAATGGACTTAGATAAACACACTTGGGAGAATAGCGATACGATGAAGGGGCTTTTTATTAGTAAGGCCCATAGATTCGCTCACAATCCAATTAGATCTGATAAGTATCTTTCTAGGTATTCTTTCTTGGGTAATAGTCTAAAAAGAAACTCTGAGTATATATATGCAGATATAAAAGAGTTTGATAAATTTAAAGACAGTAAAATCTTAGTTGTTGGCGGGGGTCCATCTACAATGGATTTTGAATGGGATCATACTCAATATGATTTTATATTTTCTTGCAATCACTTTTACAAGTGTCCTAAACTAAAAGATGTCAAGGTTGATTTAACAATGCTTGTGGGTGGGGAATTAAATTTAGATGACAAAAATTTCTTACAATATTGTCAGAAGTATAAACCATACTTTGCCGCTGAAGATTGGGGTGGATCAATAGACAAAATTAAAAATTTAAATCAATTGATACCTGACAGAGTTTTTGAATGTGTTTGTAGGTTTCAGGCTAAGTGTTGCGGTGTGGGGCCAAAAGTTGTTATACTCGCATTAGTATTAGGGGCTAAACAAGTGGATTTCATTGGTATAGATGGCGTGTCTAAAGATCATCATAAATCACAACCGCTTAGTCACTCTTTTGAAGATGCTAAAGTTTGGCACTCAGGTAAAATGGCTCAAGGAAGATATCAATACAACACGCTACTTAAGCACTATGCCGTTTTAAAAGCTTATCTTCAAACAACATTCTCCAATCAAATAATAAATAATTTAGGCGCGGGGCATGAACATAACTGCTTATCAAAACTATGAGCTTCTTAACTAATAAAAAATTTTTCGTAACAGGTGGCACAGGATCACTGGGTAAAGCCTTGGTTGCAAGGTTGTTAAAATTAAACGCCATACCTATTGTTTACAGCAGAGATGAGGGCAAACAGGCTTTGAACTTTCAAGACCTACCACCATTTACAAAAATTATTGGTGATATAAGAGATTTTGGCAAACTTAACACTTCTCTTAAAATACATAAACCGGATTATATTATACATGCTGCCGCTTTAAAAAGGATTGATGACATGGAATTTCATCCAGACGAATGCATCAAAACAAACATAAACGGCTCTGATAATGTTGCTAGAGCTGCAATAGAAAACAACATAAAAAAATGTATACTTGTTTCTACAGACAAAGCTTGCAAGCCTATAAATGTTTATGGATCTTCAAAGTTTATCGCTGAAAGAATTTTTACAAACTACGACTTTAATTCTGAAAATACTATATTCTCCTCTGTGAGATATGGGAATGTAATAGCCTCAAGAGGTTCATTCATACCAATGTTTATTGATCACATAAAAAAAGAAAAAGTTCTAGGTTTAACATCTAACGAAATGACTAGATTTCTTTTTACTTTGGAAGATGCAGTTGATGTTGTTTTGAACTCGATTGAAAACAGCTTGGGAGGCGAGGTTTTTGTCCCTCAAATAAATTCTTATACTTTGCCGACTTGTGTTAAGGCTTTAGAAAAACTACTAGATAAAAAGTGTGAAACATCTGTTGTTGGTTTAAGACCGGGGGAAAAACTTCACGAAGACATGCTGTGTGAAACGGAACTGCCATTTACATATGAGGTAGATGATACTAATCTTTTGCAAATAAGACCTCAATACTCAAAAAAATCTTATCAAAATTTTACTAAGTATGAGGGTGATCATTTTAACTCAAAGCTTTGGGTAAAAGATAATATTGATGAGCTTCTTACATTAATCAAAAAGGGCATCAACAATGAGTGAAGACACACTAATAACAGGAGCTAACGGAATGCTAGGTTCAGAACTACGTGAGCATTTTAATAATCCTGTTTTGCTACAAGGTCGTAGCGATATTGATCTTACGAAAACTAAGGCTGTATCTAAGTTCTTCAAAAATAAAAGATTTAAACAAATAATTCATTGTGCAGCTTTTACTGACTTAAATTATTGTGAACAAAATCCGCTAGATACATTTTTTCTTCATGCTGGGATCATACCATTCTTAAGATCTAAGTGCGATAAACTTATATACATCTCGACCAACCCATCTGCCTCTAGCAAAGTATATTATAGATCTAAACAAAAAGGTGAATTACTGACAGCTGAAAGAAGCAGTGATTTAGTAGTGAGAGTTAATATTTATGGTAATGGAGGATTGTCAAAGTGGGCTTTGACAGCTTTAGCTAAAAAAGAAGTTATTAGTGGTTATTCTAATGTATATTTTAATCCAGTCAGTGTGCATCAGTTGTCTAAATTTTTATCAAAAAAAAGTGATAAGTATCAAGGCATAGTAAATGTGGGTGCTAATAAAAAAGTAAGTAAGTATGACTTCATAATTATGTTAGCTAAAAAATTAGGTTTTGATAGCAACTTGATAAACGCTACAGAAATTCAAGGAGACGAGAGCGTTTTAGACTTGACTGTTCCTCTTAAAAATCAGTATTTTAAATACAGCCTTAGAAGAGGCATCAATCAATATGTCAAACACATACTTCATAGCTGACATCGCCGCGAATCATGACGGCAGTTTAGATAGAGCTAAAAAACTTTGCCTCTTAGCTAAAGAGGCTGGAGCCGATGCTGCGAAGTTTCAACATTTCAAAGCAGAAACAATAATAAGCGATAAGGGCTTTAGGGATTTAGGCTCCAAGCAATCACACCAATCTAATTGGAATAAATCTGTTTTTGAAGTTTATAATGACGCTTCAGTTCCACTTGATTGGACCGAGCAACTAAGCCTATATTGTAAGAGCATTGAGTTAGATTTTTTCACTACCCCTTATGACATAGATTATGTAGATTACTTAGATAACTATGTGGATAAATACAAGATAGGCTCTGGAGATATTACTTGGCATAAAATGCTTAGGAAGGTTGCATCAAAAGGGAAACCCGTGATCATAGCAAGTGGTGCTAGTGAATTAAGAGAAGTGGTAGATGCTATAAAATTATTATCTCAATGTAAAGATGTCCCTCAGATATGTTTAATGCAATGTAATACAAATTACACAGCAGAGGACAATAACTTTAACTACATCCATCTCAATGTTTTAAAAACCTATCAACGTATGTTCCCGGACATTCAAATAGGTTTGAGCGATCACACTCCCGGTGATGTTACAGTTTTAGGCGCTGTATCACTCGGTGCTACAATGATAGAAAAACATTTTACAGATGACAACAATAGAATAGGTCCAGATCATAAGTTTTCTATGAACCCAAAAAGCTGGCGGGATATGGTAACAAGGACAAGACTTTTGGAACAATCTCTGGGTGGGACAGAGAAAAAAGTAGAACCTAATGAGCTAGAAACAGTTGTGTTGCAAAGAAGAAGTATTAGAGCTAAAATCAATCTAACTAAAGGCCACGTTATTCAGGAAGAAGATCTAATTGAAGTTAGACCATGCCCCTCAGATGCGATACCAGCTAACGTAAATTTAGTTGGTGAAAAACTTAATCAAGATTTAGAATCTGGTGATTATTTAAAGTATGAGCATATTATATAAAAATATAAAGCTTAGGCCGATAGAACGCTCTGACTTACCTATCATCCAAGAATGGAGAAATGAACAAAAACTTATGAGATACTTTAGGGAGTATCGTCTCTTCTCTTTAGATCAAAAAGAATCTTGGTATGACTCGATGATAAAAGATAACAGGTTTGAGTTTTTTATTATTGAAGGTCAGGATGTGCCGTTAGGTGTCGCAGGATTAACTTACATAGATTGGGTGAACAGACATGCAGACGTTCACTTTTATATAGGAAAGGACAATCTTTGGATTGATAATGAGTTTGCTCCTCAAGCCTTTGATTGTATTTTGGATTATGCTTTTAATAAATTAAATCTTAATAAAGCATGGGCTGAGATTTACTCCATAGATAAACTTAAGTTAGATTTTTTCAAAGAGAAAGGGTTTACTGTTGATGCAAATCTAAGGGAACACTATTTTTACAACGGGGAGTATCACACATCTCATTTATTATCATTACTAAGAAATGAATATACACAAAGCTTTGATAGTTGCAGCCCATCCTGATGATGACATACTAGGATGTGGAGGCTTACTTAGTAGATTTAGAGGAGAAATACAATTTAAAGTTGTTTTTATCGCAGAGGGAACTAGTGCTAGATTTGATAACAACTACAGCTCTGATTGTATAGCTGAAATAAATCACAGAACAAAATGCTCCCAAGATGCATTATCTTATCTTGGTGTTGAAAACATATCAGTGAACAATCTTAAATGCTGTAGCCTAGATACTGTTGGTCACCTAGAGGTAAACAAAATCATAGAGAAAGAAATAAGATTATTTCAACCAGACACAGTATTTACTCATTCAGACTGTGACTCTAACCAAGATCATCATATTGTCTACAACTCTAGCATTATAGCTACTAGACCGGGTAGTGTAGTAAAGAACCTTATTAGCTATGAAGTCTTAAGTAGCACAGAGTGGGGTTTTTCTAAAACATTTGACCCAAATCTATTCTTTGATTTACCTGAAGTAAACATAGAAGAAAAAGTAAACGCTCTTGAATTTTACAATACAGAGGTAAAAGATTTCCCATATCCTAGAAGCGCCAAAGGCGTAAGAACTTTAGCTAATTTTAGAGGCTTACAATCTGGCTATGAGAACGCAGAAGCGTTTAAAGTTATAAGAAGCTGCATATGAAAATACTATGTGTCACATACAGGGATTGGGCTAAAAAAATTTATGAAATGTTAATGTGTGAGTTTGATCAACACTCTTTTACATTTATTAACAGTAAAGAAGCTTACTCTGATAGTTTAGTTGAAGAAATAAATCCAGATTTGATATTATGGTATGGGTGGAGTTGGATTATACCTGACAATATTGTAAGTAAATATTTATGCATTATGCTACACCCATCCCCACTACCAAAATATAGAGGTGGGTCTCCAATACAAAACCAAATAATAAATGGAGAAAAAACTAGCGCGGTAACTTTATTCGTAATTAATTCTAAAATGGACGAAGGCGAAATAGTAAGGCAGGAATCTTTTACATTAGATGGAAATTTAGAAGATGTTTTACATAAAATTACTAAATTAGGTTATGAACTTAGTGCTGAAGTAATTAAAGAGATGCCTTATATTGATACTTATTCTCAAAAGGGTGATGCTACTTATTGTAAAAGAAGAAAGCCAGAGGATAGTGAAATAACCCTAGAGGAAATATCTAATAAAACAGCAGAGCAACTTCATAACAAAATACGATGTTTGCAAGATCCATATCCAAACGCATTTATTAAATGTGGAAATGGTGAAAAGCTTTATATAATAAAGAGTAAATATGAAAACTAATGACGATATCTGCTTGATTGTCCAAGCTAGATTAGGATCTCAGAGGATACCGGGTAAGATGCTCCGTGAGTTTTGCGGCACAACCTTAGTGGATATATTGTTTGAGAAGCTTAAAAAGCTAAAAAACCTTCCTTTAAATAATATTTATTTTTCTGCTTATGAGCCTGAACTTAAAGAGGTCGCTGAAAAACATGGCATAAAAATTTTCCATAGATCTAAAAAATCGGCTGATTCTGAAGGTCAACCTCTAGATGAGATATATGAATGGTATAACAAGATACCGTCTGATCCTAAATATGTTGTTTTAGTAAGTGCTTGCAACCCTCTCTTGAAAACAGAGACCATTGATTCATTCATAGATTCTTTTAAAAAATCAGATAAGGAAGGCGCGTTTGCAGTTTTTGAAAAAAAGACTTACTACTGGGATAAAAATAAAAATAATATTACAGATTGGGCTGGTTCTACAATTATGAACACAAAATTTGTAGATCCAGTTTATGAGGCTGGTCATTGTTTATATGCTAGCAGAATGGATATAATAGGAGACAATAATTGGCTTGATACAAAATCTCCTCCAGAACCAGAACTGTTTGTAATGAATGAGCTAGAGGCTTTTGATATTGATTATGAGTGGCAATTCAAACTAGGAGAACTTCTTTATGATAATTTACGTTGATATTGACAATACAGTGTTTAAGACAAAAGGAACTAACTATGACGATAGTGTGCCTATGCCTCGCAGAATAGAAAAAATTAATAAATTGTATGAGAACGGGAACACTATTGTTTATTGGACTGCAAGAGGCACAGGATCTGGCAAAGATTATTCAAAATTAACAGAAGATCAGCTTAGAAAAAGTGGCGCTAAGTTTCATAATCTTTTGATGGGTAAACCAGTCTATGATTTGTTCATAGATGATAAAAATATAAACTCAGAAACATACTTTGGATCATGAAGAAAATAATTATTACAGGTGTAACAGGTCAAGATGGCAGCCTAATGGCTGATTATCTATTAGAGCATACCGAACACGCGATCATAGCTGGGGTTCGAAGGTTGAGTGTAAAAAATCACGATAATATTTCTCACTTAATAAATCATAAAAGATTTAAGTTGATTGATCTAGATATTACAGATCAGGCTAATGTAGATAGGGTTATCGCTGAAGAAAAGCCTGATTACTTTATTAACTTTGCTGCTAACTCTTTTGTAGGCGTTAGCTGGAAGATGCCAGTTAACCACATGGAAACAAATGCAATGGCTGTTTTATATCAGCTTGAGGCAATTAGAAAACATTGTCCTAAGTGTCGATACTATAATGCTGGCTCTTCAGAGGAGTTTGGTGACGTTGTGGAGACTCCACAAGATGAAACACACCCTTTGCGTCCTAGAAGCCCATACGGAGTTTCTAAATGCACTGCTAGACACATTGTAAAAGTTTGGAGAGAGTCTTATGATTTATACGCAGTTCAAGGTTGGTTATTTAATCACGAAGGAGTCAGGCGTGGTGAGGAGTTTGTGACAAGAAAAATCACAAAAGCTGTAGCTCGTATTTTCAGTGAGTTTGTAAAAACAACTGGGCAAAGGTATGATTGGTCAGAGGAAAGCGGAAAAAAAAGAATTACTTCTTTAAAACTGGGCAACGTAGATGCTCAAAGAGACTGGAGTGATGCTGAAGATTTTGTGTCTGGTGTTTGGAGGATGCTTAATCAAGACAGAGAAAATCCAAAAGATTATGTATTATCCTCTAATGAAACACACTCAATCAGAGAATTTGTTGAAGAGGCTTTTAATTTTGCTGGATTTGCTACTCATGAATGCAAGTGGGTCGGGAATGGTGTCGATGAAAAATATATGCATGGCAAATATGCTCTTGTGGAGATAGATCCACAATTTTTTAGAGAGGCAGAAGTCAACCTGCTTCTAGGTGACTCGTCTAAAGCCCGTCAGGAGCTTGGGTGGGAGCCTAAAACCAGTTTCTTGCAATTGGTTAAGAAGATGCTTGACCGAGATATGGAAGGGTGATATTTTTGACATATGCCCCGTGGTAAAAAAGAATGCCCGTGTTGCTCTGAATTTGTCGCAGCACGGGCTTCTTCTTGTAAGTGTGGTCACATTTTTAAAAATAAAAAAAAGAAAAGCTCTAGAGTTTCTAAAAAAGAAATATTGTATAGGCTTGTAGATGTCCCAGCCAAGGGTAGAAATAATTTTTACGCTAGGGAGTTTAAGCTTCTCAATATTTTGATTGACAGATATTCTGTAGAGTTTATGAATGTAGTTACTTTCAATAAAAAGTTTGATTCACTTAGCTACCTTGTTAGTGAAAAATTAAAAGAAACACTTGACAAAAAGTTTCGCTCATTCAACTACAAATCTGATCCTTCTAGATACGATGTGTATACTCTAGGTGAAAAGACCGGAGAAGATGCGGTCGTAACCAAAAACAAGAAAACAATAAAACAATTTTTAAATGACTGAACAAACTGAATCTAACAAGCTGCTGAAAAACTTTCTTAAAACAAACAAAGAAGATCATTACAATTTCGAAGATGAAATTGACTACAAAGTTTCTAGTGGATCTCTTAATTTTGACTTACAATTAGGTGGAGGCTTCGGACCCGGACTTCATAGATTCGTTGGTATGAATGAGGGAGGAAAAACCTCCGAGGCTCTTGAGGTTATGAAAAACTTCTTAAACGATATGCCTAAAACTAAGGCTGTCTACATAAAAGCAGAGGGTAGACTCTCTCCAGAGATGAGAGAAAGATCTGGTGTAAAGTTTGTGTTTGATGCAGATGACTGGGTAGAGGGAACCTGTTTTGTTTTTGAATCAAATATTTACGAAACTGTCGTGCAGCTTTTAAGAGAGCTTGTCGGTAAAAATGAGGATTCTTTGAAATATTGTTTTGTTTTGGATTCTGTAGATGGATTGATCTTAAAAAACGATTCAGATAAAAGTTTTGAGGAGTCAACTAAAGTAGCTGGGGGTGCAGTTGTTGCTGCTAAATTTATGCAGAGAATGAGTATAGCTTTAGCTAAGAGGGGCCATATGGCTATTTTCATATCTCAAGTTAGAGCTGATATTAAATTAGATCCATACACCAAAGCTCCTGTAAGACAAACTACGGCCACAGGAGGTAATGCTCTGCTACATTTTGCTAATTGGATTATTGAGTTTGAACCAAGATTTGTGTCTAGAGATATTATCTTGCAAAATCCAACTGTAAAAAAGATGGACCCGAAAAAGAATCCGGCCATTGGTCATACCGTCACTGTTACTGTAAAAAAATCACCTAACGAAACAACAAACAATAAAATATCATATCCAATCAGATATGGTCGCAAAGGCGGCAATTCTATTTGGGTGGATAAAGAGTTAGTGGATTTGTTGGAAGCTTGGGAATTTATCTCTAAGTCTGGCGCTTGGATTACCTTTACAGAAAGCTTCAAAGAAGTTTTAGAAAATACTGAGTTCAAACTCAAAGATAAATTTCAAGGTGTTAATCAACTTTTTGAATTTATAGAGCAAAACAAAGATTTTTCTCGCTTTTTGATAAATTACTTTAAAAATGAGATTGGTTCATTTTCATGAAGTTTTATGACTCAGGTGGCAGACTAAGGAATCTTAAGCAAGCTAGGCGATATCTTATAAAATGGGAACAGGCTAGCCGCAGTAAGTTCCAAAAGGGTGTAAAAGATTTTTTAAAGCCATATTGGAAACATGATATGGTTTTTGAGGAGTTTAGAATAGTGGGGTCTAGATTGTCTTTAGACTTTTACAATGCTAATAAAAAAATAGCTATAGAAGTCCAAGGAGCGCAGCACACTAAATATGTTAAGCACTTTCATAAAAATAGATTAAAATATTTAGATCAGCTAAAAAGAGATCAGAAAAAGCTAGACTTCTGCGAAGCGAACGATATAAAGCTGGTGGAAATATATCCAACAGATGTAGTTGATACTTCATTTTTTGAAGATAAAGATATTTACTTATGAGCGAACCCACAGGTAAACTAGAGTTTAATATACCACAAAATTTTTTAGAGCAGCTTTATGAGTTCAGCGGCGGGGCTGATAAATATAAAGGTATGGTCATAGCTTTATGCTCAGAAAGAGGGTCACCTATAGTGTATTCTAAATTTGAGTCTCCAATAATCGAACTTGGTTTGAAAAAAGCTATAGAGGATTACATTAATGATCAAAATATGAATGAAGAACAAACAGATTTATGATATACGACTTTGAATTAGAGAGGCAGTTATTGGCTGGCCTAATAAAAACACCTGATGATTTCTCAGAGATATCAAATTTTGTTGATCAATCAGATTTTTACTCTGAGGAAACTAATCTTCATAGCGCTATTTTTACTATTATAAAACAAGCTATCGACTCCGGTGAAGATATTGATGAAGTTATCATAGCTCAAAGAGTTTCAAGTATAGGGCTGTCTTTTGAGGATAATCTGAATCCAGCTGATTATATCAAGTCTTTAGCATTAAGAAAAGTCCCTAAAGGTAATGTTGTAAAAACAGCTAGAGAGCTTAAAAAAATCTCAATTAGAAGAGGTATTTACAACTCTGCTCAACAAGTCTCTAAAAAAATGAGGTCTATGCCTCCAGAGGCTACGTATAAAGACATTGTAGAGAAAGCGGACAATATCTATAACTCAAAGATAAATCTTTATGAAATCGGCAACGATGTCCCGGAGAATATTTATGAGGACATGGAGTTCATAGTTGAGGATAGAGGAAATAACCCATTGACAGAGTTTGGTATGATGGGGCCTCACAAAAAGATAAATGATATATATGGATCTTTACTTAGACCCGGTAACATAACCGTGGT